CATTAGCTGTTACCTCCGCTTAGACTCTGTATTCTTACAGTATAATCAATTTGAATCAATCTGTTTAAAGATTTTTGCACAGGATGGAAAATAACATGGGTAAGCAGTCTGCCATTTCCATCATCACTGTAACCTCTTAAACCTAACTCGTCGAATACAAATTGATTTTCACTATCGCCACTGGTATCAAATGCATCTTGTCCATTAGGCTCACTGTAATCAAGCAAACAATTAACAAACAAATCAGTATAATTTTGACCGCTAACGTGTCTAATTTCCATTTTATTACGAGTTGGATCTGTGTTGTTAACACTGCGTTCATCGACAACTTTGCTGTATGTTTGATTGTATAAACTTGCTGTAGTACCTGTGCTGTTAGGTGTTAGATATGTAATAACACCAGTAGGATCAACACTAGTACCTCCATTACCAAAACTCATTTCATAAACGAAACCAGATCCTTGGTTGCCTAAACTTTCTGCTAATGCAATACTCATATTTTCATAATGTATTGCATTCCTTTTATTAATAAAAACTTCTCCAGACAATGGATCATGTATTTTTATATGACCTTGTATGTTAAGTTTATTTGAATCATTGTATTGCATTTGCTTGCTTACCTTTACTTATACTGTATTTATTTGCTTAACTTAATTGTTCCTGCTCTTATAAATCTAGCAATTTTTGAATCACTAGTTGACAAATCATCTGTCCAGAGTTTTCCTTCTTTGCGTTGAACTACAATTCTTACACCAGTAGGAACATCGTCTCTAAGTGTAACAGTGTCTTCTGTTACGTCAACTGTAAACTCTGGAGCAACAACTTGATCTCCTTCAGGACTATCTTGATCAATTATAGGATCAAAAACAGTGAAATCATCAGTGGTTGATTTTCTTAATTTTTTACCTCCGACAACAACTTCAATTTGATTTTCGTCAGTTACATCAAAGTCTAAATTATATATGTTTGTTGATCCGTCAGACACAAATATCTGTTGTATATCCTTATCTTTGTAAGGAATACTTTCACGTTCGCCCTGATCTTGTAGTTTAGTACCTGCCGGATATTGTGCTTTTACACCAGTTCCTAAAGTACCTCTACGTATTTGTCTTAATAGGTTGCCTTCTACTGCATAATATTCAATTCTTTCGCCTTCAATAAACAGGACACCAGGTTGGCCTTTTGTTCTGTTTGGCACAGGAATATCAGAAGCATCTTCAACTGTAATATATTGGTCGTAATAGTTTAAAGGTTGTGCTAGTTTGTAAACAGTATCTTCGTTGAGACGTTTGTAATGCACTCTATTAAGCATGTCTTTGAATATTCTAAATCCGTATTTTTCAGTTGTAACATTTGCTCCGAATTGGATAACTTCAATTACTTCGTTATCTTCTGGTTTTGTAAACAAGTTTACAACAGTGTTATCACTCATTAAATTATAATCAATACTTGGACGTAACAATTTGTGGTTTTGTATTACCCAAACATAGTTTACACCTGCCGCTGGTGTGTTTAATGTTATTCTACCATTGGTTAATTGTATTGCAGTGCTATATTCAGTACTACTTACTGAAATAACAGGAGAGTATAACACTTCAAAACTTAGTCTATCAAAGTTATTAACATCATGTTCACTGAATGTTATTATTTCAACTTTTTCGCCTACTCCTGGAACATCTTTAAATGTTAAATTTTCACTTTCTACAAATTTAACGTCATCTATTCTGACTGCAAGTGGATAACTTTCTGTTTTTACACCTGTAATAGAAAGAGGTACATCATTTTCTGCTGCTTTGACTTTAAGCTCTTTAAAATAACCATTTAGTGTTAATCTAACTCCAGTATCTGTAGTTTCTGAACTTTTTACAGTAGCAAAAATTTGTGTACTGTCTTCCATTACAAAACTAACTAAATCGCCTTCGTCGTGTAACAATCCATCTCTAGTGCTATCTTCCATGTCAACTAAGTCAACAACTGTATCGATGAAATAATATTCACCATTACCTAAAACATATATTTCTAAAATATCACCTACTGCACCTAAGTTAGGATCCAAGAATTCTATTCTACTATTGATTGCATCCCATCTATAATCAATTGCATCAACGATAACTTTATTATTAAGTAATACTACAACATCATCGTTTGAAATTTTTGTAGGTTGTTCAAACTGCCATGTTTGTATCCCATAAACTCTATCATTAGTTAATACATGTCTTATATTATAACCTGCATTTAAGAATCTATTTCCTTGTTTTACAAGCATTTTGTGAGTAAATGGTTTTTCAGTAAACGGTAATTTATCTGCATCAAATTTGTATACATAATTTACACCATCGCCAATAAAACTTTTATCAACCATAATTTCACTGAATGATTTTGCGTCATTGTTGTATAAACTGAAACCAATTACTTCGCCGATGGCAGGTGTTCTACTGAATCTAATTGCAGCACAATTTTCTTGATTGTAAGTACTATCAGTTTCAAAAATTTCATAATTCAAACCCAATTGCTGTACTTCACCATTTAAAGTAACAAAACTACTTAAAGGATCTATAAATTTAATACCAGTTACAAAAATATTTGTAACTCCATCGCCGATAAATGTATCGCTTTCTAGTATATCAGTACCATTGTTTCCTATGACAATAATATGTAAATCCATATCATCTTGTATTGTACTATCATCTTCAAATGTTAAAAGATTGTTTTCATAATCTACAGTATACGAAGCATCATCTACTTTGTTACCATTTAAATTAACTATTATTGCTTGTTGACTTTGTGGCAACATGTCTATAGCATAAGACAAAATACTACTACTTGTTTTATAAATGTAACTGGTTTTAATACCTTGTCCATCTGCAGGCTTATGTTTTACCTGTATGTCTAATGTATCAACAATTTGTCCAGGTACAACTTCTTCAGGTCCTGCACTGGTTATTGGAGTTACAAAACCGTCGCCGTCTACAACTATTTCACCGCTATCTAAACCTTTTGCAGTATTGTTAAATCCGCCGCCAGTTAATTCGGTATCTAAAACGTTGTCTGCAGGATTAAAGCTACCATCACTTGTAGATTTACGTACAATGAAAACATCGCCTTCGGCTGTTGGTACTTCGTTGTCAATTGCTATTTCGTCTTGTACACCATCGCCGTAAACAGTATTCATTAAAGCATTTTTATTTGTAATTGCACTACTACCATCAAAATTAGGATCATCTATACGAACATTATTTTTGTAAATGTTGTATGCAACTCCATCTTCTAAAGGCTTGCTCAATGTTAGTACAAGTGTGCTGCCATCAAGTGTGAATATTTCATCTTCAGTTTCATTAAAAATATCCCACGGAATTATTCCAAAGCCACCGATGTCAAATCCTTGATCTGTTTCAAAATCAACACTTTCAACTTTAACACCTTCATAGTCTACGCCAGTCATTAACTGACCAAGATTTTTTGTGCCATCTTCGTTTTTAGTTATACCAGGCATACCGCTTGTTGGGTTGTAGAAAAAGTTAATTCTATCAGCTGCTTCTAGCATTGCAGGATCTTTATAATAGGTTATTTCAATTACACTATTATTTTCTGGTGCAGTTTCAAATTCAATTTGTCCAATAGTTCTATCATAGGTTTTTAAAGTATCATCAATGTTACTTGTTGTAAAGTCTGTATATAACACTTTGTTACCATCGACAGTAACATTAATTCTGCTCTTGCGTAAATCTAACGGCCATTTTGTTGTATAAACTTTTTTTGCACCTGTGCCTGTAAAAGTTTCAACAGTTTTCAAATCAGTGAATACAAAATTTCCTGACACACGATCAAATTTCATAATCATATGTGTGCTTCTTACAGGACTATCACCTATCACTGCAATAATCCTTGGCATTTCATAATCATCTTCAAAACTGCCATTTACTGTTACAGTAGGCTGACTTGTGTACAGCGCATCGCTAAAATCAATGTCAATTGATGTAAGTTTGTCACCGGTTCTAAATCCTTTACCTGTTAGTGTAGGTCCGTTGCCTCCAGATATGGTAATTACTGGCTGACTGTTTAAACCGTAACCTTGATTGTAAATTACAAGTTCTTGAATTTTAAACTTGTAATTTTCAAGCCAATTCTTTTGAGGATATGTATCAATAAATTCTCTATCTCCTACAATTCTTTCATTGTAGAATTTTACTGTTTCGGTAACAATTTTGTTTTGAATCTGATCATATCTAGGAGGTAAATCAAAATCACTTATCATAGTTTGAGAATTTTCTACTTTATCATATGCGCTGATGTATTCTCTAATTTTACTACTGTAAGGTTTAACTTCACTAATAAAATCTTTGTAACTATCAAGATTATCTGATTTAAAGTTGATTCTTTGATCTAATTCGCCTACATTGTGTTTTGCTGTTAAGAAGCTAGTTTTAAATATCCAATCCACTGTTTGTTGCTCATACAATGCATATCTAATACCTGTAAACAGTATTTCATTGAATTTTAATTCTAAATCATCTATTAGAATTTTATCTCTTAGTGTTTCTAATATAATACGTCTTTCATTAACTGGTTCAGTATCGTACACTAAATTATCAAATCCGATTTTATCAAAACCAAAATTTGTATTTTGATACAATCTACTACTAAACTGTATAGTACCATTTTGACGTCCTATAGTTTTGTAGTTTACAGTGTAGTCAACTTCTGGTTGGACATCTATTTTTTGTAACAACAACCATCCACCTGTTCCAACATCTTTGATTTTAACAACATCGCCAATTGTATCGTTAATACTGTCTAACTGATAGCTACCATCTATTAAGTAATCAATAGCTGTATTTGCATCATATCCTGTTTCATACCAATCGCTGTAGTTCCAGTAACTTGGAACAGTCCACCTTTGATATTTTACTCTTTCAAAGTTGCCATTATAATCATAATCATAAATTGCCCATTTACCATTAAGTTCTGCATCAGAATTTATTAATAAACTAAATGGACGGACTGACAAGTTCATAGAAGAATAATTATTACCCTGATTAACAATTTTCACAGAACTAATTCTGCCAACATTATCGATAGTTACTTGTACTTCTGCATCTGTGCCTGTTCCTGTAACAGTTACTTGGGGTGCAGATTTGTAACCATACCCTCTGTCATCTACAATAACACTTACAAGTCTACCATTTTCTAATACAGGAGTCAGTGTTGCTTGTTTAGTATTTGCTACCCCTATTGTTGTTATATCATCAACTGTATCAACTTCAACATCAAATAAGCCTTCTAACAATCTAGGTTTTTGATCTTCTTTGAACAAGTCGTCTATATCTTTAAAATCAGTAATAATTTGTTGTCTTAAAATATAGTTTGTTCTTTCTAAAGTTTGTTTCAGTGCTTCTAAATTGTTCCTAAATAAACCTTGTCTTGGACGATTTTCAATGCCGTATTTTTTAGTTTCGCCTAAATCAGGATCAGGTACTGGTCTGTTATTAACATCATAACCTACCAAGCTATCAATCCATTTATTAATAAATGTTTCTGGTGGATTACTTCCTGCTAATCCTTCACTTAAAAGTTTATATTCAGTGTGAATATTTCTATCGTTTATTTCACCTTTGTAAACATCAATGTGTAAAGCAACATCTTTATCCTTTATTAAAGAACCTACGTTATGCAATGCAAATTTATCAGTGCTTAAGGCACTCATGAATCTATATCCTGATCCTTGAGGATCTACTATTAATTGTTGTGCATCATAAGAACTAATTTTTTTGTTTTCGCTTGTACGAAGCTTATTGTTTTGCACCCAGAAATAATACTTTGTTTCAAATGTTTCTGTTACACTATTAAATTTACGACCAACACTGTATTTAAAATCTCCATATTTACTAATACCGCTGATGCCTTCTATGATACCGTCGTTTGTATCTGCAAGTTCGTCCCATTCACTTGGCAAGTAATCTGACTCTACCCATTCGTAAACTTCTGTAGTACTATTAGGAATTAATTTATTCCAAAAACTTGTTTGGTTTTCTGCATTACCTTGATAAGGATTATACCACTTAGTAGATCCAGTATTCCACCAATATGTACCTACAAATTCACTAGCCCAAAAATCTTGGTTGTTGTTATTGGTTACATCTACAGAATAACTTGCAGGATCAAATGCAAGTTTTAAATCAATAGCTTCTTCTGCTGGACCTGCTATTTTTCCTTGGATCGGATCCACAACATCAAGGAATGTAATTATATCATTGTTGGTTTTATCAAACAAGAATGCACGTTTAATTTTATTAATATCTGGTGTGTCAATTTGTTCCGATAATTTGTTCCAAGTATATTTTGTTTTATCTCTTTTTAAATTAACAACAACACCGTAATCTGCTGTGTATTCTAATCTAGGATACCCTATATAAATGTGATTAAAATTACTTAATAAGATTGGAGTCGAACTGCCTTTTGTGTTGTAGTTCCAATCCAATTCTTCAGCATACAAATAGTTGTTATTGAAATTTTGGAAAATGTATATAGTTCCGCCATTTTCAAATTTATTAAAGAACTTGGTTGTGTTATTGTCAAATGTTGTATCTTCAACACGGATTAACGTTTGATCAAACAATGTTGGATTAGATCTAAATCCATTTGCACTAGCAATGATTAAGTTTTCATCGCTGAAGTTTAAATCAATACCAAACAATTCTCCATCATTGCCAGTTGGCGGATAAAGAGTTTGTGTGAGTGCATATTCGTTTCCATTGTATCTGTAAACATATACAGCACCATAATCGGTTCCTAAGTCATCATTTCTTATCGCCGATATTGCTATTGCTTTTCCGTTTGCACTGACCGCAATATTTCTTCCAAAGTCTTCGCCTATATCATTTGTTTCAATAGTTTCGTAATAAGCGTATCTGTTATCAACTCTTCTGTATATGCTAACTTTATTTGTATTAAGAACATCTTCGCCGTTAACTATAATTACTTCGCCATCTAAACTTACATCAAAGTCAGTAGCAATGTCAAATCCATCTGCAACACCAAGATTATCGCTTTCTTCTTTTAACAAGTTAATTTGTGGTGGAATATATCCTTTATAATCTACATAAACATCTAATACTTCCCAAAATGCTGAATTAAATGTTTGAGCCGGTAAATCTTTAGTAGCACGATATAAGTTACTATCTCCGTCGGCACCACCAGTAGTATTATACCAGACTATTTCACCTTCGACATAATTTTCTGCAACAGAAAAACTACCTCTATAATTGTTATCTTTGCTGAATTTAAAACTTCCATCTTCGGTATCGTTATCAAAGAAATATATTCTACCTTCAGCTACATTACTAGCAATATACAAACGTAAAATACCGTCTAAGTCTTTTCTACACTTTACAATTCTGCCAAATTGCTCTGCGGCTGTAGGGTCTGGGCTTACAATTGTGGTTTGTAATTCATATGTTGTTCCTACTTCGGCTTTTTTATAAATTGAAACTGCACCACTTACTGATGCTGTTGAACTGCCATCATTATCAACTTCGATTAACGGCGCAACTTCCCAATCTTGGCTAAGTTTATTAATTGTACTTGTATCACTACCATCAATATCTACTTTAGCTCTCCAGAGTGTACCTCGGTCATTAACAATATCACCTGCACTATAACTGGTGCCTGATAAAATATTACCTTTGAATCTAGTGTTTAAGTTTGCAGCATTTGGCGCTGCAACAAACAAGTAGTCTCCATTTGGTGACATAGCTAAACTTGCACCAAATCTGCTGTTGTTTCCTACTATTGCTGTATCTGCTTGATAATTTTCAGTAGATGTAAAGTCTCCGTTTTCACCAATACGACTATAAACTATAACTCTGCCATTGCTATTAGGATCACCTATAGCAAGTCTGGTGTTTGTTTGATCTACAGCAATAGCATCTGCAAAGTTAGTTTTTAATCCTGTTTGCGGATTTACAATAATATCTTCAACATCAAATACAGATTTATTTTCTAATACTGACCATTTGTTATTTCCAATATTGTCAATCCATACTTTTTTACCATCAGATACGTCTGTAACTGTTAAATTTGTATTACAAGAATCAATATCATTAAATCTTCTCGATGCAACTTTAAGTACAATACCTTTGCTACTATCTTCTAAATTAATTTCATCTTCAGCAATGTCTGATTCTGTGTAAAATTCTACTTCTTTATATCCAGTATATATTACTTGTCTAAATCCGTCAAGTTCATCAGTAATATTTGTCAAGCCTATAACATCGTTAGGTGATAAATCGTGTTGTTTATCAAAGAAAACTTTAAAACCTGTAAGAGTTTTTACAATACGTTCAACTTGATAATCTTTTTTAACAAATTCGTAAACACTCCAATCTAGTCCATCTTCAGTTACCCAAACATACTGTCCTTGTGTAACTAAATTTATATCAAAACCAAGAAGTTGATCTATACCAGATGTGATAAAGTCTATTTGTGCCGGTGCTACATATCCAGCTGTTTTAGTAATTTCTTCATAATCTTTGTATTCAAAAATAGTTTCATTATAATTTAAAGGTTTAATTTCTATATCAGTTGTAGGAACTTGATAGATAAAATCAGTTCTTGTTCTATCAACAGATTTAACTAATTCAAAGGGTTGAGGTGATAACTTATATTTAGATTCATCTATAGTAATTTCAAACTCATCAAAACTATCTGTAGCACCATATTGTCCTGCTCTAATAGCCCATTCTTCAAAAAACTCAATGCTATCTTTATCAGCAGCACTTAATTTGTCAAACAATTTTGTTAAAACATTTTTAGTGCCTTTGTCTTGTATCATTCCTTGATAGAATTTGTATTGACTAATATCATCGTTGATTATATTTTTTAGGTATTCTCTTTTTTGATATCCAATTAGATGTTGTGCTAACCTTTGTTGTTCTGTATCAAAATTATCTGTATCTAGGTCATAAAAATCAGCAAATTGACTTGCACGGTAATCAAAGTTTGGTATTAGCTGATTAGTTGGCTTTTCACTTAAGATAGTCCAATTTGTAGCATTAAAGAATTCTGCACTCGTATGACTTAATATAGCTGTATAATATTTGTCTTTATATTGTACTACATCACCAATTATGTAATCAGCATAACTTTTCCATTTTGTTGCTTTAGGTTCGTCAAACACAAATCCTGGAATATTTAATGTACCACTCCAATCTGCTGTTTTATAACCAACTACTTTGATTCTCTCTTGTCTATATCCACTTGTTTCATTATAGATAGTATCAGCAAAAACAGTGTTATTATCTATAACAATACAATGTTCTTTTTGAACTAAGAATAGTCTTACAAAGTAAACACCTATATTTTCATCGTTACTTGCTAAACTAAAAGTATTGTCTGTATCTCTAACCAAATTAACAAATTCATTAGAAAGCAATTTACCGTCTTGATCTAGTATTTCATAGTCAAAAATACCATCATACAAGCTGTCGGGTAAGTAGAAATTTCTTTTAAATTTTATTTGGTTTGCACTAGGTGATAAACTTATTACACTATTTTCGCCCCAGTTTTGTGTAGTCCAAAACAAGAATTCTTTTGCACTTAGTCTAAAGTTTTCAACAATTCCGTAATTTGAATTATTGTAGTCAAATTCAAATCCAATTTCTTGTAAGTATCTATCATATCCTAAAAGAAAATCTACAACTTGCTGATAAGTTTTTAAAACTGTACCATATTGGAGAGTAGATTTTTGAGTTGAAAATCTTTTACTAAATCTTGCTGTTCTACCACCAACAGTTGGCAATTCTGCTAACTTGCTAAATTTTGTATTATCAAAATCATTTCCACTTGTGTGTGTTTCGTTAACTCTGTAGTAAACGTCACTAAATCTAACAATTCCACCTGCAACATATAATTTTTCACTTGTCCAATTACTAAATGTTTCGCTTATACCTCCTACTGTGAAAAACGGATCATTATTTGATGGTATAACATCATAATATGTAAATTGCGGATTATATCTATCGTAACCTCTTATATTATATCCAGTTGCAACTTTTTCTATTACAACACCACTATAAGTAGCTACATCATATGGACTGCTAGTTTTTAAAAATAAATTGTAATTTTCTTGAGGCGTAAATATGTCGCCGCTGCTGTTAGGAGTTTTACTGTCTAACACAAGATTTACTTTTTCTTTATCACTAAAGCCAGCAAGTCTAAAACTTAAATTAAAACTTATATTTTTAACATCATCTTTATATTTTTCAAAAGACATGCTTTTAAAATTGATTAATCCTTTGATATAATTTATTAATCCACTAGTAAGATTATCGAAATCAATTTTAGAAGTTCTTATTCCGGCATCATTGTAAACTATATTTCCTGCTAAGTTTTTCTTAATTTTACTATTATCATAAGTTAAACCAAAAATTTGTGCAGGTCTAAGTAACAATAGTGCTGTAATTAAACTAAATGGATATTCGCTACTTCTACGCCATGCTGTTTCAGCAGGTCCTTGATCACCAAATTCAAGACTGTATCCAATTTGATTTGCAAAACTAAAATCTTTTGCAAATCCAGTTTCAAAAGGACTTCTCAACTGCCCATTTTCGTTAACTGGTATTTGTTTTGTAAGATTAGGACGAGCAAATTTTACATTTTTTCTAATTAGTTTATTTGGTTCTCTAATTATACCTGCTTCTAAGTCTTTCCATAATGGAATGTTATCTAATGTATAAGGCGCAGGACCGTAAACACTTTCCCACCAAGTTGGCTGTACAGTAAAACCTAACATTTCCCAAGGTGTTAAATTAGGAGTATCTGTATCATACGCATTTTTATATACAGCTCTCCAAAAGCCTTCTAATCTATTTCCATCAATGTCGCTTGAAACTTTATAATTGTATGAAAAAGAATCATTTATATCACTGTATTTGTTTTCTTGATAATCGTAAACCTGAGAAACATTAGTCCAATTTATAAAATCTGCGATAAGAATAAAATCTATATCTTTTTGACTTAATCCAGTGTTTCTGTAACGTCCTGGTACAAAATCATAGATATTAAAAATTTCTGCGTCATATCTATTTTTAACATTATTAAAGATTCTTTTCTCTAATTCTAAAAGCAATTCATCTCTAAAATCATCAAATGCAACAGTTCTACTTCCATCGTGTCCTCTAACTACTTTGGTAGGAGTACTATAAGAAGTATCAACATAAATTTTTGGTTCGTATAATGGATATAGTCCTAACTTACTAGGAGTAGGCGGAACAAAACAACCATCGGTTGTTTCATATTCGTGTATTTCAATTTTATCATCATTTTGAACTGTAAAAATATATACAAATCCTTCGGTAGTAAATTCATAATCAATACCATATAATAATTGTACACCGTTTTTGTAAATCAAAACTGCTTTAGAGCTAAGTGATGTTATATCGAACGCTGTAGTTAATGGATAATAAGGATTTCCTGCATCTAAAACTGTATATTCGATTATATTTTTTCCGCCAAATGGCACAGTATCACTATCATAAAACGCATCACTACGAGTTTTGCTACTTGCAAACTGACCTAACAAATAATCAACATGTTTTACAATTGTATTATTATATCCATCATATGTGGCAATTCTTAAAAACTCTCTTTTGAATTTACTATATTCTCTTAATGCCAGTTTTATACTGTTTACAACATTGTGTTCTTTTGATGTTAAATGATATAACGGTAATCCAATTGGTCCTGAATGTGTAACAAATCTATCACCATAAATTTCTATAGGTCCTAAATCTCGTAAATTTCCTACACCTGGATGTATTCCGTTAAAGTTGTCAATATTCTCAACAATTGTTTGAACATGATCATTTACTTCGCCAATAGTAAATTCAGTAACATCCAAATTATTAGGATTTCTTTCAAGGTTATATGCAGTCTCATAATAACCATTAGAATTTTTTTCAGATTCACTATAACACTTGATTATAAGTCTGTCATTTTCAGCAATATCTTCTACTAAATTAATAACAACATTTTCTCTAGCATTTGCAGTTAGGGTATAATCTGTGCCTAGTTTCAAAAATTTACGATTTGTAAATACTTTTAATTGTAAATCATTTAATCTTTCGCTTTTTTCAAAACAGTTGATTTCGTAATTGTTTGTTTGCTCATTGCCTTGATAATCCAATATTACTGCTTGAGAACTTTTCTTATAGTGCTTTTTCCAAGCATTTGTAAAACTTTCTTCAGCATTATAACTGTCTGTGATTTTTAGGAAACCTTTGTTTGACGGTAAGTTTACTGTTTCATCATCTACAATATAAGTGTTAACTTGTTTTAACAAATTAAATTCAAAAACTATATCACCAACATTATCAATATTTTTATAACTTATTGGAAATCCTAATTCACTATCGTTTGATCCCGACCCTTGCTTATATGAAAAGATTGTGTTTCCTACAAAGTCATTGCTTGTATAGAATTCATCACCATAAGAAATTCCATTTTCATCAAACATATCAAACAACGGAGTTTGATTTACACTGATTTTTTCTTGTGCTTTTTTCCACGATCCATTTGTATAAAAATACTGTTTTCCAGAATTTATTTTTCCGCTAGTAACTAAAACTATTTCATCTTCATTTGGTAAAGCATCTGGCTCTTCTACTAAAGAAATTTGTGTTTTGTTTTGAAACTTTATAAATTCTACTTTGTAAATTTTATTTTTAACTTGAGGATCTGTGTCAGCTGTAAACAAGATACGCATTCCATCCACAACATCGACATTATCAATATTATAACCTTCTCTGCCCTCTATAATAGAAAATACGTCTTTTGTCCAATCATCAATTAAATCAATAGGTGTTTTGCATACTGTTCCATTATGCCACATTTTAATACCAGGAGCAAATTCAATGATAGGACGTTTTGCTCTACTATTTTCAGGTAAAATATAATCCTGTTTGTTAATATTTGCACTTTCATTGATGACACTAATGTGGAACCATCTGTTATAACGTGCCCAAGGATTTTTATCTTTACTTGATCTATTACTAATAATGTAATCTTTTACCGCAGGATATCCTACTGTAGTACTCCACGGCAATCTATCAAATCCATATACATCAAATGGAACATTCTCGTCATCTGATAATAAATCTACAGTTGTTAAATCTTCCAGTGGTATAAGTACTATTTCTTTTCCAACACCTTCAACATAAAACTCACCCGAAGAATACTTTTCTGGTGTAATATTTCCTGCAAAAGTAATTTTCATACCGTTGCTCAAACTCCAGCCTTGCCCTGTAGTATATGTTGTTTTTCCTACTATTTCTTTATCAACATCTAATACTGTGTTTTCTTCAATACTTGCTATATTAAGAAGTCCACTTGTATTAATATCTTCTTTGCTAATATAAAATAAACTATCTGGTGTGTTATCTGCAATTGTGAATTCTATAATACCATTTTCTACATATCCATCAACATCTGCATTTGTAGTTGTAATTCCAGTTGTATAAAGTGTGCTTTCATTTCTAACACTGTCTTCATATGTTAAACCAGGTAAAAATTCTCTACTTATTGCAAATGCAAAAGGATGTCCCGGAGTATTAATTTCAAATCTGTATGTTTGTCCTTTGTATAATGTAAGTAGTGGATTTCTAGTAAGTTTATCAGGAGTAAAAACATATGCAAAATTATCACCGTCATCTACAACACTTACTTTGTAAGTGCTTACTACGTTTCTTTGATTACCTGTAACTGTAACTGTTTGAGGCCCATTTGGTAACCAATAGTATTCACGGAAATTTGTAAACATATCAAAGTTAATATTTGGATTCCAAGAATATATTTCTTGTTCATTTAATTTGCTTTGATTTTTTGTATTACTGTAAAAACTGTTTAATTGACCAATATAGTCAATGTAATCTTTATGAAATACAACATTATCCAAATCATCTTTGATATTGATACTAGGATCTAACTGATAATTTTGTCTTAATGAGTTTATTTCTGTAAGATAAGTGCTGTTGTTAATATTAGCTTTGGCGTTTTTTCTACCTACAAATGCATTTATTTTTTCAACTGCGCCTGTTGAAAAAAGTTGGTCTATAGTAGAACCTGTAAGTTTTTCATTGGTACTTGTTCTAAAATAACGAGGTAAAAATTTGCTACTCTTCTTCCTGTTATCACCAACTGGAAATTCTTGTTGCTGGTCGTTATATGCCATACTTTGATATTCCTCTATTATTCACTTAATGTACTGCTTTGAATATTAACGTTTTGTGTGTTAGTTGCGGTAACAATTGTGCCTGTGGCTTTTAAGCGTGTTGCTGTAATTGCATCAATAATTTCAATGTCATTAACTGTTGCTGCACTTACAAATATTTCATCACTTTCTGCTTTGATTTCATATAAACTTCCAAAACTTTGATTTTCTTGTACTGGAACTAAAACTATACTTGCAATATCAGGAGATAATGTTGAAACTATGTAAGTAGATAATTCACTAAAATAAAAAGTTTCTCCAAAGTCCCAATTTTCTAAACTAAAAAATGTATTAATAGCAGAAACTACACGTGCCTTAATATCATTGTCATTTAATACTTGTTCATTGTTTTTTACAATTTTAATTTTTGCTTGTAAATCAACCGGTGCTTTACTACCAAATAATGCTTTGTATTTTACAGGATGATATATTACTTCGTCACTGATACTTTTGCGTTGATTAATTTCTTGTCCATATTGGATAAACAATTCATCACTGCTTGGAGGCAACGGTTTATCACTGATTTCATTGCCTATCCATTTCCTATATTCTGTATCATAAGATCTAGTTAAAAGATATGTATCAATCATATTTGATACACTTGGATCTAATCTGCGATTCTCATTAGCAGCATGATAATATCTAAACTTAATATTATCTCTTCCGATATACGCTCTATATCTATCATCAATAATTAGTCTATTACTTTCTAACTTTTTAAAAATATCAGTGGATCTAAAATAGAATACTGTACCTTCATCATATTGACTTAAAGCACCGATGTTTTGTTCTAGTTCAAACGTATCAATAATACCTTCGACAGCATTATCTATCGCATAAAACGCTTCGGTATCTCCGGTAGACATTTTCTTTTCATAAACGTAACTATTATTATCTATAGCAACAAAATCAGTAAAAATATCAGGATTATCTACAACACCATCGTCGTCTGAATCAAAAAAGTCAATTTCTATTTTAGTGCTATCAACATAATTGTCAATATTAATATAATCAGAAACTATTTGCCAATCAATGTCAGTTGTAAAATAATCTAGAGCAAAAGGTTTATTATTAATATTTAAAATTTGTATTTTATCTTTTACAATTCTTTGTGTTCTGCTATCATAGATTTTATCAACTTTATCAAAGTAAAAACGTATTTCGTCTAAACTACTGAATATGTATTTTAAACCTCTATATGTAACAGTATAATATACACCGTTGTTTTCAAACAATATTAGCCAACTGCCATCTAAGTTTCTTCCAGATATATCTCCGGTACTACTTAAACTAAATTCTTGGCTAGAACTTAAATCTTTATCGAGTATTATATCCCATCTGCTTTTTTCAAAATCATAACGTAATCCAAAACGTTTAAAAGCAAACATCTGCTCTACAAACAAATTAATTGTATCGTCATCTAATGATTTTGTAAGAACTGGGATAATTTCTACTAGCTTACTGCCAGTTTCAATGTTATCATTAATAATTACAGGACCTAAATTAGTATCTGGATCGTTAGTAGTTCCATTTTCAAATACACTAATAACTTTTATCCATTTATATGTTATAGCACCTTTAACAGTTGCAGTGCCCTGTTTAAGTTTATTATTATCAGTGCTATCGAAATAATATCCTACAGGTGCTTCAAATTTCAAATAAGCACCAGGTTTAATATATGTTAAAAGTCCACTTGTAAAACTACCAAGAGTAGCAGTAATACCATCAGTATCAATAAATTTACCAGTACAACGATTTAAATCAAATGTTTCTTTATTCCAGGTCAATCCAAAATTTGCAATAGTTTCATTTCTAGGAAATTTATCTAAATAGTAATTACGCATTTTACTATTTTTTATAAGTTCAATAATTGTATTCCTAGCAAAAAATTCAATGTCAGTTTGATTAACAAATTCAAAGTTTAATTTTTCATTTAAATAATTTCTATATATTAAACCGTCGTTGCCATACAAATTAGTATTGCTATATTTTCCTGTAGAATCTCTCAAATCAAAATATCTACTAACACCACTACTAGTTCGGTTAACACTTTTGGTTTTTACAATTTCTTGGCTTACACTTAAAGGACCAACATTATAGTCTTCACCAGTTATCAATCTATCTTGTGTATAATAATTTGAAGGTGCATTTTGTTTAATACTAGCATTAGTTTCGCTAGTTGTAGCATTTGTAATAGTGCTTTGTAGTTCAAGAACTAAAGAAATCTTTTCTACTTTTCCTGCTTTACTAATATAAGGTACAACTACATTTACACCAGTAAATTCTGCAGGAATAATTCTAATTGGACGATTAGCACTTTGTCTATAATAAATTCTAAAATTACCTTTTGGAATAGTGCCAAAAACACCATCACTGAAAACAAGACTTACTGTATCGTTTACTTTTGTTAACACAGTGTAAATATTTGTTATATTTTTTTCTAAACTATTGTAAACAATGTTGTTGCCTTCTACTGCATCAACTTTATTCCATAAATCTGATTCGTTGCCATCAGTATTTAATTTGTAAAGCCAAACATCATCGTTATTGATGTTTGCTGTGTTTACATCAACGGTTTCATGCGGTGCAGCTACATCTAAACGGAATTGGTTGTTTAAAAGTTTACCTTGTCTAAAATGTAAAAAATATCCACTGTTTGTACTACCAGGGCCTTGGCCATTATCTCTATATAAAAATGCTAAGTTATTACCAGGTAATGGCGCTTCCTCATATATTTTATTATTGTCAAAATTGGTGCTTACAACTTCAAAACTTTCTTTTTTATTATCAATTGATTTTGAAAATTCATAAACAGGAACAGTATTACTTGTTCCATTAAATCTATAAAGCTGTGTTGATACACCGTTAACGCTGCCATCTTTTAGTGGTTTACCAATACCATTTTGTGCCGGTAGTGCAGCATTTAAAATTCTTGTAAATTGTTCTTGCCAATTAGAGTTTGTATTATCATTCCAAAGTATACTTTGGTTAGCAACATTAATATTATTACTATCAATTATAGATTCTGTTGTGCTAACGCTTACAATTTTTAATAAACCGTTTGCAGGCTTGTTTCTTTTTGGATTATAACTTAAAAGACGTGCATGTCTTAACACACTTTCTCTACGTTCGGCAAGTTCTATAAAGTTATCTCTTGCATTAAGATCAACACGATAGCTGATATTTTGTCCTAAAAATGCAATCAAATCTATTAATGCAATATATTCACTGCTTTCAATATAATCATTAAAATCTTCAGGATAGTTTTCACGCAGATAGTTAATCATTGTTCTGCGTAGATTGTCAAAATCGTAGCTCTTAAAATCAGCGTTACGGAAAGTTTGATATATACGCTTCCAATCTTCAGCTTTGAGCAATTTGTTTTGTCTATCAGTTATAGCCATAGAGATATTCCTTTAATACAGTAATATTTATCGCATTGAATAATATACGCAGTTTAAATTAAACCTGCATTTTGATCAAATCTTAATTTAAGTTGTTCGCTTATACTGTAAGGAAGATATGTAAGTTGCACTTCAACTTGTATGCCATTTTCGTAACTATCTATAGCAACTTTATCAACACTTACTCTAGGATCATAGTTGATTATATCTGTAACATTTTTTTCAACTGCTAATTTTAAATCATCAGTTAATGGTTCAAAAAGTATATCCCATATGATTGTTCCAAAAGTAGGATTTTCAAGTTTTTCACCTTGACGTATATGAAAATGATTTAATATATCTTGTTTTATTAATTCTAAATCATAAATTTTAAACTTTTTAGGACGGTTAACAGTACTAACTCCTCTGTAAGATTTGCTTTTTACAGGTGATTGTTTTGTGTTAGTTCCTACAGAAGTATTTTTATATATTTTTTGTACCATAACGTATTTACCTATCCACTAGTTACTGCATTTCCACTACTATCTGTTACAGGATTACCATTGCGATCTAATACAATATTGCGTGATACATTAGTGCCAATTCTTCCAGTGCTTGTTATGTTATTATTTGCAATAAAAGATAAATTATTCGATGCACTAGTCAGTGTTAGAAGACTACCAGTATTTGTAATATTATTGTCTGTTGCACCATTAATTAGAGTTCGTGTTGCTTCTCCTAAATTCAATGCTAAAGAACCTATAGGTGAATCAAACTGTAAACCTGCTGTAATCTGTCCTCTTTCGTTTGCTGTCAAAACTATAGGTTGTCCTGTTAGCTTTGAAGCAAACGCACCTGCTATAATATCTTGTACAGGTGTAGGCGCATCAAGTATTGCATCACCAACTTCACCAACTAAATTTCCAATTCCTTGGCCAAATGCAGATAATGAAGGTCCTATGCCTGGTATTCCATTTAATGCATCACCTAAACCTCCAGCAAAATCACCTACAACATCGCCAATTGCACCACCTAATTTTCCTAAAGCATCACCTAGTGCTCCAGACGCACCTCCAACTGCTTTTAGCAAATCACCTGACAAGTTTGCAAGCAAAGCGCCGCCAGCTACTGTTCCTAATAAGCCTGATATTAATCCTCCTAAACCAGATGCTCCTCCAGCACCTTTTAAAAATGTATCAATTGTTATTTCAACTGCACTTTCTCCAGGATTGGTTACTTGGGTAGGATTCTCTTTTTGATATCTATCTATTGCGCCTGTGCCATTTCCGCCAACTGTATGAGGACCTCCGCCGCCAAAGCCAAAGTAACTTCCGCCTAGACTTAAATTAAATCCGCCGCTGCCTATACTAAAGTTTAGTCCACCTACACTGCCGCCTATTCCGAAACCGCCTGGACCAAAACTAGCACTTATTCCGCCTGCATTAAATGATCCGCTAGTAATACCTTGAGGTCCAAATTGAAAATTTAATGGGCCTGTGTTTATTCCTCCACTTATACCGCCTTCGGTTAAACTTAAACTAAGGGGACCTGATGTAATATTACCTCCACTGATATTGCCGTTACTATCAAAACCCAAACTTAATGGACCTGCTGTTATTCCTTGTATCTTTCCATCTTGAAATCCTACACCAGCACTACCAACTCTAAATCCTCCTAGTTGACCATCTTGTATTATAACTCCTGCATTACCGTTATCAAACCCAAAACTAGCATTATCTTTAGTTACTCTAGCAAATAAACCATTTGCGTTAATATTTACAGACCCGTTATTTCCTAAAGTATTCACAACAGTTTGGCTTGCTTGTCGACTAAAATTTTGCGCACTACGAAAATCTAAATTTTGGCCTCCTAAATTTATACCTAAATCGTTTAGAGTATTGTTTATTGCTCTTAAAGGATTGCCAATTGGAGCAGTGCTTACACTTCCGTTGTTTACACCAAATACTTGTGGTGTACTTCTTACTGGATTGCCCCTACTATCTCTAACAGGATTTCCATTACTGTCTCTTACAATACTCATATTGCCCCCTTATCTGTCACGTTTTGGAATTTCAGGATATTTGATACCTTCTCCGCTGTCCCAAACGTCACTAATCAATGATCGATCTGTTGCAAGCCTTGATTCGTCTTCAACAGGAATGTGAATATCTTGGCTATCTGGTTTTGCTTCTGTTTTATCTGGTGTAACTGCCATAGGATCCCAATTTTCATGGCCGCTCCACGGCTCATGTTGTGGAACTCTTGCAGGAAATAGTGCTGCTAATGCAACCTCTTCAATTATTTCTGATTCTTCTGAGACAGTTGCCTCAGTTGCTTCTGTAGCTGCTGTTGCTTTAGTTGCTGTAGGACCGTTCATATGTATCGGATTAGCTGTTTCATAATGTCCTTTGCTGTTTATATTACTATTTCCGCTACTAGTTATATTTGTATTACCAGTTGTAAGTGTTTCTAAATTTCCTCCACTGGTAATTTTAGTAGTTTCAGCTACAAGTATTTCCATATTGCTGCCAACTTTTAATTTCATACTTCCGCTACCAGAAATACCTTCAAAACCTTCTTTTGCATTAATGAATACACTTTTGTCTGCTGTGATATGTGTGTTTTCAAATGAATGACTAAACAGATTTTTTTCTGTTAAAACGTGCATATCTTGGAGTGCTGTAATATATGTTTGCAGATAACTGTTAAATAAATTTCTTTCTCCTGCTGTTACAAAATTGTCTTTAACTGCATATAGTTCAATGTTTTTTGCAGCACTAGTTTTGTATGTTTCTCCTACACGGTTTTCAATATTTTTACCAACTGTGTGATATTGATTTTGCACTGCGTTTGTATTAATATTTCTACCTGCTTCTAAATTAATATCTCTATCAGCAACAAAATTTATATCATTTTCGCTGTGTACACTTATGCTATCTTGTGCATAGATATCAATTTTACCATTACTGGTAAGTTCAATCCAGCTAGTACCTCTGCCATTTGAAATATAAATTAAATCTTCACTATTATGTAGTAATATTTGATGACCGGTACGTGTTCTTAAACGCACCATTTCATTATGAGGTATAGCTTTATCACCTCCACCACTAGCTTCTTGATCAATATATTCATAAGGAACGCTGTCTGCAGGACCTTTACGTAATCTTTTATCATCACCGTCGTCAATTGTGATACTTTGTCCGCCTAGTCTGCTTTTTGGAACAATTGCTTTACCATTTTTTGTACCACGTTGCGCCCTAGGACCTGCTTTATCCAAAGGACCTGGACTACTTATTCCATAAACTGCACTAGGTATTTCACGTCTTGCACTTGTGCTGGTTATACCCCGTATGTCATCTTCAGCTAATCCGCTTTCTTTTAATTTTTCTATAAATTTAAGATTAAGTGCTTTTTTATTTTTTGTTGGATCTTTTTGTTTATCGCCATCTGTCTTTTTATTATACTCAGCTGTTGGTAATTTTTTACCTTTTACTCCTTCAGGTGGTTTGCCTTTATAGTATTCTGTTGCTGGTTGCGCTCCTGGTACCATAAAGTTCATGTATCTATCTTGTATACATGCAAACCAATAGCCTCTATTAATATCACCATCAACAAACCCACATAAAACTCTAGAACCTACATCAGGAGGAACAGCCCAAAAACCATAACTTTGTTGTGTGTCAGCATAAGTATCACCAGGAGTCAGGTGTTCTGCAGGTGTAGTTCCATAAAACACTGGAGCATATTCAACATCAACAGTTTCGCCTTCATCTTCTAATTCATTACCAGCTGTATCAAAATTGATTAATGTTACTTTTAATGATCCCATATA